TCCGAATGGAAATTACAGAAGTTGAAAATGTCAGAGGCAGGGTAGAAACTATGACCATGTTCAAAACACACGCACCTGAGAAGTTCAACAACGCAACCCTACTCGGAGTCTTTGAGGCTGGTTCTGACGAGTGGCACAACGCTCGCAAGGACTCAATCGGAGGCTCGGAGATTTCGACCATCATGGGGCTAAATCCCTTTGAGTCTGCCTACGCACTATGGGCGAAGAAGACAGGCAAGATACCCTCACAGATAGAGGAGAACTGGGCAATCAGATTTGGCAAAGCGTTCGAGTTGCCAATCCTCCAGCTCTGGTCAGAGGAGCATCCTGAGTATGAGGTCTTCCTGACCGGCACTTACCAAGATGCCCTGATTCCATTCCGTCACGCTAATCCCGATGCGCTTGCTCGTCACCGAGAGACAGGCGAGTGGATTGTGATTGAGGTCAAGACAGGCCGACAGACTTGGGAAGAGTTGCCCGCTGGTTACTACGCTCAGGTGCAGTGGTATCTTGACATTCTCGGACTCAAGAAGGCCGCCTTGGTTGCAGTCGCAGGAATGACTTGGCATGACTACTGGATTGAGCGTGATGACTTTGAGATTGACATCGCTCGACAGAAGGCGATTGACTTTCAGGCTTGCCTCTTCGCAGATCAGCGACCTGAGTGGGATGGCTCGGAGTCAACTTATGAAGCTGTCCGTTACCAGCACCCGCTGATTGACGAGACCGAAGTTGAGATTGACTCGCTGCACTACCTGTCAAACGCACAGGCTAAATACGATGAGGCAGCGGAAGAGTTGCGGCTAATCAAGTCACAGGTTCTCGATGCAATGGGTCGAGCTAAACACGCCTACATCGAGGTTGACGGACAGAAAGTTCGCATAGCATCGAGGCAGGCAAAGGGAGAAGGTCTCCCCTATCTAGTAGTCAAGAAGGGAAAGAAATAATGGCTAGGTTTGATTTGTCACAATACGCAACTGTTGAGGAAAGACTAAAAACATTCTGGGCTGATGAGAAGAACTCTGATGCTCGGATTGTTACCCTAAATCACAGTAAGGATTCTGCGCTGTGGATTATCGAAACAAGGATTTATCTAACCGCTGGCGATCAGGCCACCGACTTACCAAAGACAACAGGTTGGGCGAGTGAGGCGAACTCCGATGCGTTCGCTCTTGAACGCTGTGAGACTTCTTCGATTGGTCGTGCGCTCGCTAACTACATCTACTCAGGCTCAAAGCGACCAAGCAGGGAAGAAATGGAAAAGGTTGCAAGGATGGATTGGCTCGAAAGAGCTGGTAGTCTTGGCACAATCGAAGAACTGCGAGACCTTTATGCACAAGCTAAAGCCAACAACGCTTCTCAGGAAGTCCTAGAAGGGTTGAAACTTTATGCTCAGCGATTTGAAGAGAGCCAAACTCCAAGAGCTGGAGGAGGCGTATCTGGTGGCAAGGTTTCGAGGACAGGAAAGTGAAGCTCAGTTCTGGAACAGGGAACTCATCGAGCTTCTGTTAGGGGTGTTGAGTGATACAGGAAATCCAGAAACAACTAGCGGAACTGATAGCGGAGAACTCTAAGGGTTCGACTGCGCTGTTTGAGGCTGAGAAGGCATTAGCTGAAGCCGAGTATGACCTAGACCTAGCCGAGCAGAAGGCTTACATAAAATCAGCGGGGACTGTTAGAGACCGAGAAGCCATCGCTCGACTTGAGTCGGCAGACCTGCGCCTAGCAAGGGATTTGAGAAAGGCCGAACTCAACCGCATCAAGCAAAAGGTCAAGTCAATTGAGACGGCTTCTATGGTGCTTGCGACACAGGCAAAACTTATGGGGCAGGAAACCCGTCTGTGAAGCGTCAGGAGGCTCTTAGACGGGCTGTTGAGGCTCACCCCTACTGCCCACATTGCGGGGCTACAAATGGTCTCCAAACGCATCACAGGGCTTCTCGTGGCATGGGTGGCTCGAAGGCTATGGATAGGTTCGACAATTACCTGCGTGTCTGCGCTGCCTTGAACTATGCGATGGAATCAGATGCCGCTGTTGCGGCTGAGGCTAGAGACATGGGCTGGAAGCTAGGCAAGTGGGATGGCTTCGACTCGCCGTATTTTGACAGGGTGCAGATGAAGTGGTATTTATTGACGGAAGATGGTCGCAAGGTAGAAACGGAAGCACCGAACTACCTAATCTAAGAAGGGGCAAGAATGGACATCGAGAAACTGGCTCGCAAGATGCGAGAGCGAGCGTTGAGCATCGAAGCAAGGGAAGAAAAGAAAGACCTGTCAGAACGCAAGCGCAATCAAGACGAACTAGACGCAATGAAGAAGCTCTATTTTCATGCAGGCCGTTGGGCAGGCGGAGCAAGAGACAGAACCGCTAAGGCAGCATTTCAGAAAGTATCGCTACTGTCATGAAAATTGGTTCTTTATTCTCAGGCTACGGCGGGCTTGACCTAGCCGTTATGAAAGTGACAGGTGCAGAAGTCGCTTGGCATTGCGAGTGGGATGACGCACCTTCAAAAATTTTGGAGAAACACTTTCCTGGAGTGCCAAACTACCGAGATGTTACAAAGGTTGACTTCACGCAAGTCGAACCTGTTGACATCCTTACTGGAGGTTTTCCTTGTCAGGACTTGTCATTAGCAGGCAAGCGAGCAGGGCTAAAAGAAGGAACAAGATCAGGACTCTGGTCAGAGTTCGCAAGAGCAATACAAGAAATCAAACCAAAGTTAGTTGTTATTGAAAATGTCAGGGGATTACTAAGTGCAAAAGCCGATAATGGAATGGAATACACAGAAGAAGATTTGGCAGTTATCAACGGCAGACCAGTTATTAGAGCAATGGGAGCTGTTCTCGGAGACTTGGCCGACATCGGGTATGACGCAAGATGGACAGGTGTTCGAGCTTCAGACGCAGGCGCACCTCACCAGCGATTTAGAGTTTTCATCATTGCCTACCCCAAACACAATGGATGGGTTGCCGCCTAGAAGCGCAGAGGCTAGAGAAAGACAGCTCTACCGGGGTGGCTCAACTAGCAAGCGAAGTAGCTCAGGAAACTTGCGTGAGGACATTATGCAAGTCTTACCGACGCCAGCAGTCAGCGATAACACAGGCGCAGCTCGATCAGAAGTAAAAGCTGGAGACCCAAAGCACAGACTCAAGGTTGCTGTTGAGCTGTTGCCAACCACTCGAACATCAATGGCCAACGGCGCAAGTCAGAAAGAGTTGGATGCAGGTAATCCAAAGGGAAGATTAGAAACTGTAACTAACTGGGGCAAGTTTGAACCAGCTATCCGCCGATGGGAAGAAACAATTGGCAGACCTGCCCCGGCACCAACTAAGCCAGATGGCAAAGACGGCAGTCACAGACTGTCATCAGCCTTTACCGAATGGATGATGGGCTTACCAGAGGGCTGGATTACTGATGTTGGCCTAAAGCGCAATGAGGAGCTGAAAGCCTGTGGCAATGGCGTAGTTCCCCAACAGGCTGAGCTTGCTCTCAGAATCCTGCTTGAAGGCATTCAAATTGAAGCCGGGGGGGGTCAGGTGAATTTGCCAACTCCAACAGTTAGTGACACTTTTACAGATAACCTCAGAAGCACTCAGCAGAAAGAGGGTTCGATGCATTCTGTTACCCTGCCACAAGCGGTAAGGATGATTACAAATGAGCATTGAAATTATGAACGCAGTTTGGCGTGAGTCCAAAGCTGACGGCAGAGCAAGACTGGTTCTTCTAGCAATAGCAGATCATCAGGGTGAAATTGGCGCATGGCCTTCGATTAGGCGATTGGCTCAGATGGTTAATTCTTCTGAAAGAAGTGTTCAGCGAGACATTCAGTATCTTCAGAAAATCGGAGAGCTAAGGGTTGAGGTTCAGAACGCACCGACTCAAGGTCAATACAAATCTAACCGCTACTGGGTCACGCTCCCAAGCACCGCAGGGGTGACAGAATCGCAGTCAGGGGTGACAAATAGAGCGTCAGGGGTGACAGCAGATGGCGTGCAAACCCTTATAGAACCATTACAAGAACCAACATATGCGAGTAAGGAATTGTTCAATGAATTCTGGAATGAGTATCCGAGAAAGGTTGATCGAGGCAAGGCACTCAAAGCATTCAAGTCAGCACTCAAAAGAGCAAAGTTTGAGGACATACTTGCCGGGGCAATTGCCTACCGCAATGATCCGACACGCAAACCAGAGTTCACCAAATACCCAGCAACATGGCTCAATGCTGACGCTTGGGAAAATGCCGCCACACTCCCAGAGGTCAAGGCTGCCAATGAAGCTCGCAGGGCAAAAGAAAAAGAACAATCTGATGCTTTTTTGCGTGAGCAGGAAGAAATAGCAAAACAGTCTGTCCCACTAACACCTGAGCTAAAGAAAAAGCTAGGCTTATGAGGTGCAGAAACTTTGTCCTCGCTGTGGTCTAGTGTGGGAGATACTCTTGACCCGCAAGAACCCCGACACTTGTCAATCTTGCAGGGCAAGGAAACAAACGAAAATAGGTGACTGTCTGATTTGGCAAGGAAACTATGCCGAGGATATGGTCACCCCAATAAGAGAAGACGGCAGTCTTGTTATGAAAGGCGAGAGAACCTGCGGTCACCAAGATTGCGTCAATGAGGCGCATAGAAAGGCAACACAATGAGAGTAAAAGCAACAGTTGAGGTCGCAAGACTTATTCCCTCATATGGCTTTAAGGGAGTCGAGAAATACAAAGACAAGAAGGGCGAGGAGCGCACTCAATGGGTGACAGTCTGGACTAAGGAACAGGTAAGAGAAGGGGAAACCCTAGAAGTCTCAGGTGACCTGTCCGTCAAGATTGAGAGCTTCACCGGCAGAGACAATGTTCCAAAGCAAGTCGCTGCAATCAACATCAACAACCCGACCATCACCAGAGCGGAGATGCCCTTCTAAACTAGAGGGGTGATTGAACTACATGTTTACGGCAGACCGACCCCTCAAGGGTCTAAGCGAGTATTCAACGGCAGGATTGTCGAGGCTCAATCAGCTAACCTAAAAAAGTGGCGAGCGGCTATTGAAGATGCTTGTCAACCATTCACAGAAGTCCATCTCGGTCCTATAAGACTTGAGGTGGATTTCTTTATGGAGCGGCCTAAATCAGTCAAGGTCTCAGAGCGACCCCTGCCAATCGTCGCACCCGACCTAGACAAGCTGGTTCGGGGCGTAGGGGATGGCATAGGGCAATCAGGGCGCATCTGGGGGGATGACAGCCAAATAGTCGAGATTCAGGCCCGCAAGTTTTATGCCGATGACCGAGAAACAGGCGCAATTATTAGGGTTTTGACCCTATAACTTCAAATATAACGATTACATAACAACGCAAGTTTTGGGCTTTTATTGACCCTGACTCAGACTAACCTATTCTCATCAGGGCAAGAAAGAGAAAGGAAACCCAGATGAACACCAAGCACATTGAATACACAACAATCAACAATCTAGCAATCTCGACGCACGCAGTCGCTCGTCAAGCGATGGAGGCCGGCGAATTTGAAACAGCCAATGTTTTAATGGATCAATACATCAAACTGGCAAGCAAGGCTTTTGCAATTTTGTCCGCAGAACTAAACAAAAAGGTGGGGGCTTAGGCCCTCACCCCGGAAGGGGCAACTAATGGACTTACTAGGACTTGCATTCTGCGTTCCGTTTTTCATTGCCGCACTTATGGCACACTTCGGAGTCAACTTCTCCGAGGACAACTACGACACAGGGGAAAAGAAATGACAGTAGAACAATTCCGCAATGAGGTAGATCGAAAGCTCGACCTCTTTGGCATGGCTCAATTCAGCAGAGGCTTTGAGTCCTGCATCGAAGCACTAGAAGAACTCTCTAACCATAAACACAACGAGGGTTTAAAGGAAACCGCCGAGGTCCTGAGATGGGCCGCTAAAGAATTGCTAGGAGAAAACGCATGAGAACCACTTGGCGAGACATCAAGTTCTGGATTGCTGACCGCTTGTTCGAATACGAGCTTGACGAGGCTTTCCGTCATGGCATCAAGGAAGGTGCAAGCTACGCAACGCAATGGCTAAGCTTCCGGACCGCCATCAACATCGACCGAATCAAGATGACAAAGGTCGAGCGCAAGGGCTATGAAAAGTGCCTAGACATAATCAAAGACGAACGCAAAGAGATTTCACTGAGGACAGGAGCAAGCCTTGATGTCAATCGTTTTATGGACTAAGCCCGGATGCTCGCAATGCGAGGCAACCGCTAGGCAGTTCGACAAAAGGGGAATTATTTACAAGACTCGCAAGCTCACGCCAAAGGCGGTAGATCGCTTCATCGAACTCGGCCTGACTGCAGCACCCATTGTTGAGACTGACCTCAAACGCTGGTCAGGGTTCAGGCTAGAGAAAATTAAGAGCCTAGAGCAGCACCTCAAAAACGAGCGGGCGCATGGTGTCAATGTCCCGCTAGAGCCGATCCGACAAGTAGCAGATGAGGTCGAAGATGAGTAACTTAGAGCAGTCACTTGATGATTTAGTTGCCCAAGCAAAGCGAACAGGAAGGCGAGAAGAATTCTTGCGCCTGTTTGAATTACTAACCAGCAAAGAAGCCCTGCGACCATCCTTCTTCCTTGATGGGTGGGTTCTCTACACTCAGAACGAACCGATAGATATCAGCATGGCAGAACTAAAGGGCGAAGATGATTGAATACATCCTCATATTGTCGGTGGTCAATACTTTACTTATAGCAATACTTTTACTAAAAACGAAAGCAGGGGAAGATGACTAACAGCGAGTTCCAAGAAACAATCCACAAGGCTTGCATGGCAGCCTTTGAGACAGGGGTAAAAGAAGGCAGAAGGCTAGAGGCCGAACGCTTTTGGAAGGCCATAGACTTGAACTCAACCTTCAACGAGATAGGTGACTTTATCTATCTCAACGATCTCAAAGACGGCCTAGAGGAAATTCAGAATGTCAAGGTGTCCTGATGTTGTCAAAATTGGATTCCAGCAATACCGCATCGTT